CCTCGTGTTGTGTGACCAATTACCTGACAAGCAAATCTTGTTGCGTCAAGCCCACTCTTTGATTCAGAACCAGAATTTTTTTGCCAAATTTTTATTTGCTGTTGGGTAATGTTTGGGCTAATCAACAAAGAAACACCAGGACGCTCTGGAACATTGATAAAAACATCTGGACGAGAAACCTTTTTACTAATCACGCTCGTCAGCTGTTCAAGAACGTTGTCGGAATCTTCATTTGGAATGTCAGCGTTTGGGGAAGATTGGGAATCGTCTGAGTAGAATGTGTTTGTCATAGGCCAAACACTATCACCAGCTTAGTGCCACTGGCGGATGTCAATTAGATATTTTAATTATGCTTGAGCTGGCACACCCGATATGGCAAATGTAAGGGCAATCGTCGCTGGCGCACCCGAAGAGGCATCTCCCTCTGGCTCGGATAGCCCAACGAGTAGTGCCCCAGCATAAACACGCTCAGACTGCAGGTTCTTAAGGTCGCAGTCGGTGTCGTAAATTTTAATGTCATAGTAAGCACGACCAACAACTGGTCGAACCTGATTAACAAGAGTACGAAGTTCTGCGTCGTAATGCTTGGTCAGTGTGACGTCACCAACTTCTGATGGCGCACAGAGAACCTCTGGGAATGCTTGTCCGCCAATATAAATCTTTTCGACAGCAGCGGTAATTTCTCCACCCGACACTTGAGCAAAGTACCCAGACAGGGTTGGTCCAGTGACCGCACCAGCAACTGGCGTAATTTCTGCGATAATTTGTCGCTGTGCCAATTTTGTGGAAATTGCCATAATTCCTCCGTGTGTTTATTTTATATTCTTAGACCAGTGTTGCGGTCAAGTTTGATTTTGTAATTTCTACCTCAATAGTGTCACCGATTGAGGAAACTCTTGCGCCAACCTTGGCTTTGATTACTCCGGTTGCCAATTGGGTCAGGGGGTTATTTGCATTGTTGACTTGAACCGTGTAGCCCGGGTCGACCTGCTTGCCATTTGCATCAAACGATTCATACAACCCGCCAGCCAGACGAATTCTTTCCATAATGGCCGTAAGAGTTGCACGAACTCTAGAGAATGTCGACTGTCTTCCGTCGATTGGAAGGAATAGAAGTGCTTCTAGAGCGGTCTCCGACTCGTGGACAATCTGATTTAAAACCTCTCGCGAGATAATAAATCTGTAATTTGCGGTGTCATCTGAGGCAGAACGGGCGCCATAAACTCTTACAGTTCCATTAACAACCTTGAGTGCATTGATGAAGTTTGTGTCAAGGCTGTCTGCTTCAGTCTTTGTGAGTGAATGTTCAAGGCCGGTAACGAATGTTGCCTCTGTTCTTTCGCCAGCGTAGGGATTCCACGGACCGAAAAGATTATGGACACGCGCTCTTTTGGCGGCAACATAGCCTTCCGGTGGAATCGAAACTGTCAAAACACCGTCCGGAATTTTAATCCACGGATAGTAGAAAGCACCGTATTCAGCGTTTGTGCCACCAGTGTGGTTGGCGGCCGACGAAATCGCATTTGCAACAGATGTGCCTTCATCAAAAGAAGTCAAAGCAATTCTGTTGTTACTAGCTGCATGAGCGAAGACGAAATTTCTCATTGCCTCGGCATAGAAACCAGGAGCAGCAACCGCACCAGGTCCGAGATTTGAGGTAAATGTATCAAGAGCATCTTCCAGGTCTGCCGCAACAAGTGCGCCCCCGTTTGTGCCGCCTGCAAAATTTGTTGCAGCCACTACTTCTGGGATGTTTGAAGAAGCACCAGCAGAAGCGGTTAGATACAAACCAGCAGTTTCATTGTTGTTTATTTCATCAATTGCGACGCTTACAGAAGTGTGCGTTTGGGTCGTGAAAACCAATGTGCCATTTAGGCGAATCTTGATTCTAAAAGTAGAAGCCGTTGGCTGCTCAACTTGAGCCGTCAGGCCGCCGGTATTTGCCCATGTGCCGGTTCCAGAAGCAAGAAGATTAATGCATGTTGCGTCTGAAGAATCCGTCAGTGCAAGGCTTGCCTCAACTGCTGATTCGTCGACAACTCGTGAGACATAGGCGCGCGCGCCACCCTCTTCAAAGAATGTCTCAATTGTTTGGTGTACGTAGCCGGACGACGTGTAGCCACCAAAGATATCCTCAAAGTCGGAGAGACTTGTAACAAGATGCGAGGTTCCATCCGGGCCTCTTTCGGTAACGCCCGCAAGAAACAGCGTTGCCGTTGGTGCGGTTTGCGTATTAGTTGGACCAGTTCGGACCGCAGTTGTAACAACTATGCCTGGCATGTTTCCTCCGTCTCGGTTATTTAGGAACTATTTCGTATGAGACTACTGAAATTATAGAAGACACGTTATGGTGTTTGGCGTACGTTTTCGGTGGGTTCAACAAAAAGCTCGTTTAAGCTTTCAAGAACTTCATTTTGCTGCTCGATTTGTTCTTGTTTTACCATTTTGCGAGATTTTGGCTTTTTCTTATCGGTTGATTTTTGGGCTACGGGCGTGTCAATAAGACGAATTAATCCTTTGTCAATAAGAGGAATTATTCTTTTGTTATCTGTCTTTACCAAACAAAATGCACGCCCCAAAAGATAAGCATCATCCGTAATTTGAATAGTTTTAAAAGATAGATTCTGAATTTGACAAAAATCAGCGTTTTCAATGGGTATTTCATCAATTTGTTCAGAGATAGAAACAATTTCAATGTTGGTTTTCATAATTATCCGTTCGTAATTGTGATGTCTGCGGCATTCGTAAAATTGGTTATTAACGACGTCAGAGGATTTTGTCCGACAGTCAAACCAAATTCAGTAACTTCATCAGCAATATTATCACGAGCGATTACTTCGTCAATAGATAAGTCGTATCCAAGATATGCGCCGGCAAGAACTCTGTCCCCCTTCAAGAGGGTCAAATCGGAAAATTCCTCCACAAGGGTGGTTTCCTCAATACGAGCCTCTCTTTCTGCCCCCTCTCGTTGTAGGCATGGGTAATCCAAAATTGCAGACCGAACAACTGTGGTCAGCCTGTCTCTCATCTCGGTAGTTTCTTTTGAGCCATCAGTTCTGACCCAAACATATGTACGCATCGAGTAGTTGACCTTGTATATGGGGTCAGCGCCATCGCTATAGCCAACCCTATTAAATGAACGAGTAGAAATAGCAACGGTAATAATCGTGGGCCACGAGTCAAGTGCAATCGGTTCATATGTTAGATATTCCTCTGGATTTGGCAACTCCGTAGACGACAAATTCCAGCCGTTTCTATAACGAATAATTCGTCGGGGTATGTCGTCTTTCAAGTACTGATTAACAAAAGATTTTGCAAATTGCGCTCCATACATTAATTCTGATGGCATTACAAAACCTCACCGTTGGCAATATATTCAGCGGCATTGCCTCCAAGGTTTCTTGCAAAAAGTGGTGGCTCAAATACAATTTTTCGTTTTGGCATTTTGTTGGTTCCGTATTGATGAAACTTTGCATACTCAACAGATGTTCCAAACGAAAAAGAAGTGTTTGTCATTGTGTCTATTGAACCATTTGCACCAGCCAATGATGCAAACAATTTTCCCGTCCGTATCATTGGTGGTAGTCCTGGAAATCTTGCCATTTTCCACGTTGCATACTGCGCATCAAGTGGCGCCCATCCACCAACAGGCAGTCCGTTACTTGTAAAGTTTGCCGCGTGGGCTAACTTAATTTCTTGTTTTGCTTTTACAAGAACTGGTGTTAAAACTTTGGAACGAGCGCTCATTGCGGTAAGTCTTGCAATAGTTGAAGATACACCTCGTTTCGTTACGTCAATTTCAACCTTAGCCATTAGATACGTCGCCTTCTCCACCTGCGCAAAGCAAGCAGCTCTCGTTCGCTAAATCCAGTCTCAAGCGGCGCAACGTTTCTGGTTGTTAGGTCTTTTACACCAACAACGTCGTCATGCATATTCTGCATTTCTCGGGTGGCGGCGCGAAGAATAAACAACTTGAACATTTTTATTGTTTCGCCATCAAGACCACCGCTATACACAACTTCTACGGTGTCGTTCGGGAATCCCCTAAATAGCTCAATGCCATATCTGTGAACGACATAATCATTTCCAGTTGCCGTTGCTGTTCCACCAGAAACGTAGGCTGGCAAACCGGCTGGATATTCGCCAACAGAAAAAGTTGTGCTTGTAACTGATGTAATTTCAAATGACGATTTGTTGTAGCTAGAAGGAGTTACGCCATTAATAACTACACGTTGCCCCTTAGTAAAACTATTAGCCGCAAAAAATGTGACAACTGTCCCCGATTGTGAAGCATTAGTTATGGTCGCAGTTTTCATGGTTGATTCTGCAAGAAACACTGGAACTTGTGAAAGGTTTCTAATTGAAACACTCTTCACGGAAACAACTGGCGTATTTCGCAAACTCAAGACAACAGATGGTTGAATATAACTTATTCCATTATCGGTGGTGCTTAGTGAGTGGTCGTAAAA